CTAAATGATGTATGAGCATGAAGACCTGTAAATTGTGTTGGTGGAATAATATGCTTTAATGACATTTAAATCCTGTATTGATATTAGAATCTAACATACTTTGCCTATACAAGTAAAGGCTTTTTTTAATAAAATTTTGTAAGATCAACGCCCTTATTTTTTGCCTCATCTAAGTACACTAATGGATTGTATGCTATTTTTTCTGGATCTTTGAAGTTTTTTATGATACTGCTATGAGACCTACGTAAACCATCTTCTAGAGTTATTTTTGGCATCCATTCTGTATCACCCCTAAACTTTGCAGTTGAAAGTCTATGGTTGCCTAAGTAATCTGTTTCTGGCTTCCAGTTAATAAGTAATTTTAAATCCTTACCTGAGATTTCTGACATTAATTCTACAATTTCACTCGTTATTAACGGCGTCTCTGCTGCAATATTATAATCATTTCCATAGTTATCAGTCGGTGGGTAATATCTAGTTTCATATAATTTTTTCTTACATGCTAAAGCAACAGTATCACAAAAATCCTCTACATGTAAGTAGTCTTTGTATTTAGTAGGATCTAAAAACATATCAATTTTCTTTGGAATCATGCTAGAATAAAAGGTTTTTGCCATTAACGAATTCATATCACCAACACCGCCGTACGCAAATAATGGTCTAAGCACAATCCATTTTTTTGCATTTGCCATCACATATTGTTCTGCCCATAATTTTAAATTACCATAAAATGTTGTTGGTCCTGTCATTGAATTTTCATAAATTAATCCGTCTTGATATATTTTTGTATTATAAATTACTGTTGTACCAAGATAGACAATAGGAATATCAGCTTGATTTGCAGCTTGAACAATATTATATGTGCCTGCTATATTGGTTGCAGTTGCTTTATTTGGATCTAGTGCTACAACATCTGTACCAACAACTGCAGCATTATGTATTATCATATCAATTTTATGTAAATCAATAAGCAAGGCCCAAGATCGTGCAGTATTCCTATAAACACATAACTCATCATTTGAAGTTGGCTTTCCCGGAGATAGAATTTGACCGGAATCTGAATTTAATTTTATTAATTCAATGTCATGTTTAAGTAAAGACTTAGACAAATTAGATGCTATAAAGCCTTTTTCACCTGTAACTAAAACTCTCATTATTTTTTACCTAAAAAATCGTATCGCTCATATGCCTGACGGCGGAGATCTTCAATTTCTTTATCTACAGATTTAATAATTTCTAGAAAAGTATTTTTGCCGTCTTCTGTGCCGTTTAATTCATCACGTCTTGCCTGATATAAAAAGTCCATTTCATTATACTCAAATTGATCAGAATCTTCATCAGGAAAATAGAGGTTTGTACCTGTACCGGTACGTGCTGTTGAAATATAGTATCTTGCGGGTGTATGAATATCAATACAGTCAACAATCATTGGGTATTGTCTAACTAGTTCTAGCCACATATAATATGCTACAACATTATCTTCAGTAGGCTGAATTTGCTTATCTATTCTTGTTTTAATGAATCCCATTACATCACGAATATTTCCACGTGCCCAATAAAATGTACTTAAACATTTAGGCAAAATATGTCTAGCATCCATAATTGAAATTTCTTTTGTATCAACCATGTCAGCATATAATTGCTTGCCATCTTCAACAAGTTTTTTATAACGTTCATAATATGCTGGAGAATTAATAATTCCATGTGGCACTAGTGCTGTATCATCACGTTGTGATCTATCACCTGTACACTGTGCTGAAAAACTAAATGCTCGATGTCTAATTAAGTGTGTAACAAATTGTGTATCAATACCATCAATAGTAAATGTACAATTAACTGTTTCAAAAGCTGTTGGGAGTAATTTACCATCAAATAACATCCATATCATTTTATCCTTTTCATAGTCTGACAAATTATTAGAATGAAAAGGATCCTCTGCCCATGTAGCTGTACAAAAATCTGGAATATAATTTCTAAGTTCTTCTATAGATGGACAACTTACAAGTTTTACTTTAATAGATTCTAAATGATCTATAAAATCTGTATTTATAGCATCATTTATTCCTAAACTCGTAGGTAATTGGACAACTTCTAGTTCATTATTTTTTGGCATTTTTTCTTCTCCATTTTTTTAATTTTACTTCACATTGCATAACTCTTGTTGCTGCAGATGTTGCAACTTCTTTCATATAACCCTTATTACCAAGCATTATTTCTGCAGTTGCGTACTGTACACAACTAAGATTATCTGCCATCTTTACAACTAATGCTTCAACTGTCTCCTGATCTTCAAATTTTTTGAATTCTGTAAACCATTGCGGATATTTTTGTTTCATAATAACATATTCAGCATTAGTTACTTCTTGTGCAAGCTTTGGAAAGTTACGTTTTACATCATGTGTGACATCTGATAAATGTAATTCTGGTATATCATGAATAAGTGCCATTTTAAGAGCTTCTTCTAGATTAAAATTATAATCATCATGCATTTTAAGTACTAGTACAGCAACAAAATAAGAATGTTCTGCTACTGATTCATTTATTATTTTAAATTTATTATTGTATCTTGTAAGTGCTTTTAAAGTGTAGATCTTATCTACAAAATCACTCAATGAGACCAATGTATTCTTTTTCATAATCTGGATTTTCCATTATTTGAGCGACCTGATCTTTTAATTCTTCAACATTTGTTGCAACAGCTCTACCACTACGAGAAAGCATAAGGTTAAAATTACCTTGTAATCCTTCAGCATAGTAAATTATTGGCACTCCTGATGCGTACGCAAAGCCGGCTTCAAATATTGTGCCAAGATCTTTATCTCTTGTATTACATACTACAAAATCACCATCTGTGATGGCATCAACATTTCCCCTAAAGATCATTTCCTGTTCTTCTTTTGAAGCATCAGGTTTAGCAACAATTTCATCTTTTGGTGAAAAATATCTACACCCTACATCCTCTAGTGCTTCTTTAATATTTTCTAAATCTCTAGCTTGATTCTCGTTGAACCAACCACTAGCAATATAACAATCATGCATTTATAACTCCTTTATTTATAACCATTTTTCTATATATATGGTGTTAATTGTTCAAAATATATATTTTTTTTAAATAATGCAAACATCTCCATCACAGAATAATTCTGCCTCTGCATCTTCGCCTTTCATTTTTGCAAATGATAAGTTTGTTAATTTTTTAGTTATTTTTTTATATACTTTTTCATCGATTGCTTCATAAGGCATCTGCTTATAAGCACCGATACTAGATCTTGGCAAACAACTAATTCCTTTTAATTGATATTGAAAATAATTAAGTGCTTGTGCTAATTGGTCGCCTTCTGTATCTGGATCAAATGTCACAGTACAACTAACCTGATTATCAGCCCAATGTCTTTGCATAAATGCGGCCAAACTAAATTGTTCCCATACTGTTAACTCCTTTGCAGTACGTATTCCTTCACCAACATCTACAGGAATCTCAATACAAACTGTAGAATCTTCAGATCCAAATGCAGGTTCAATTGTATATCCTGCATCTTTTAATGGCTTTAATAAATTTGACTGTTTTGAGATTCTTATTCTGCGAATATAAAATCTAGATTCAGGATAATGAACTCCTGGTGTGGCACCTGCTAGTAAGGATACTGTCCCACTTGGCTTTACAGAAGTTGTTTTAATTGACTTTGGAATTGCAAGAAAATCTGAGTAGACGTCATCTAATCTATGTATTTCATCATAACCTGATTCCAGCCAATGTCTTAATTCTCCAATACCCCGATTTGTTATAAATTGTGCAATTCCGCTAACTGAACAGCCAATTCTACGATTTCTTAACATAACTCTATTTGTTTCTGGCCAATGTGTCTTACCTAATGTCACTGTTTTTGCATACAGATACGCATACTTTAATGTTTTCTTGTAGTCTTCTAATGATTCATGTTTATCAGGAAATGTTTCAACTAAACAACACAATTCATAAGACTCTAAAGTTTGTTCTAGACATGGATTGCCTCCAGCTGCCCTATGATCTTTATTATCTTTACCATTTTTCATTCTAGAATAACCTTTCATATTTTCTAACCAAGCAAAACCAGGCTCACCATTATGCACAATTCGTTTACATACATCAGAATAATCCATACCAAGTTCAGCAAAAATACTATTATTACTTGTCCATCCATATTGATCCCTATGTTTGTTAACTTTATAATTTTTCAAATCTAAGTATTCTTCAGAGTGTGGATCACCAAAAACTATTTCAGCTGTACGACGAACATTTCCTGCTACTACACATTTACCGATAAGATTCATTATATCTACAATTGTTGTTACTGTAAGTGGAGCACCTGCATTAATTTTTAGTACTTTTCTTATTGCTTCATGTACTTCCTGAAGGGGCTCATGACCACTTGATAATCCGCCAAAACCTCTAATTAATTGACCAGCAGGTCTAATTTTGTTATAATCAAAGTTAACTTCAGGCGTTCCGTGAAAATAACAATCTATTAATGCGCCAACAGACTCAACCCATCCTTCACGTGTATCAGGTATCACAAATATTTCCGGATCCCGCTTTGTAGTTGGACCCTTTACCATTATTTTATCTTCACCCTTAGTATCAAAACCTACACCAACGCCAAGCATACTTGCATCCATTAAAAATGTAAAGGGTTTTGAACTATCATCTTTAATTGTTTCTGTAGACACAAATGCACAATTATTTAATGCTGCATATAATTTCTTTTCTTCAGTAATCACACTTCCCATTGCCCATAAACCGCGACCTGGAGGAAGAAACTTCATATAATAAATTCTATCATACATTTCTTGTGCTGAAGATTGAGCCTGCCAAGGATTCCAACCCAACTGATGAGAATCAATCCAATGCTTTTGCATAGTATATGTGCCTTCTACAACTCGCCTTACTGTTTCCCACCATTTTTCATTTTTACCATTTTTTTTAAGGCGTGAGTATGTTCTCATAAAAACTAGTTCACCTAATCCATTAAATCCGAATGGTGGTTTTTTTCTTTTGTATTTATCTATAAATTTTTGTGATAACTTGAATTTTTGTGTCATCAGAACCTGCTCCTTTTAAAATAACTGATCATTAAACACTGATAAATAAAGGGATATACACTAATTTGGTTTAAAATCTTTATACTTTTGATCATCTATTTTATTGGTTGGTTTGTAATCTTCATATTTCTTTGCTAATAATTTTCTTGTATACTCACTTCCATGATCTTGCTTCTTCTGAACAGCTTGCCCAGTAGCTGATGATGAATCATAAATATCTATTTTTCCTATTGATGTATTCATAGTTGTTGGGTACGTCATCCCATCTGGTCCAAATCTATTTTTTATAACATGGACACGACCCGTATTCGCAATCTTATCTGCTATCTTTCTAGATAATGACATTACAAAATCAGCTGTCATTATTTTTGCATATGATTCTGCAATTTTTTCTGCACCAATTATCTCATCATCTAATGATGATCTATTAGATTGCGATGCTGTCCAAATTGGTATTTGGAATTCCCCGCTTAAGCCTCTTAAGTCTTCATAAATATCACCTAAAACATGACGTACTGCAGCATCTTTTTGTAAGCTGGATCCCATGAGTAAATCTGCATAATCAACTAATATAAGATCTGGCTCATGCCCCATTAATTCAATTGTCTTTAGATGTGTATGCAATGTTTGAACTGTAGCAGCCCTAGTTGGGAAATATTTTATGAGAAGCTCACCCTTACACTGTTTCATAATTATTTCCTTAACATGCTCTTTATTATCCTTGATGTTTGCAACAGGAACCTCAGAAAATATTGTAGCATATCTCATTCCAACATATGCTTGATTTAATTCTAGAGTATAGTGTACTACGTTTTTTCCTGCCTTTAATGCATTGACACCAAGCGCTTGTAAAAACCAACTTTTACCTATTCCTGCTGGTGCAACAACGACACCAAGTTCTCCTCCTGCAAGACCACCATCCATTACATAATCAATTGGGTCCCATCCACTTTTAATAGTCTCTCTAGCAATATCATCTAAAATTGAATCAAATTGCTCAAGATAATTTAATCCAATATCTCTGTGTGTACCAGCACGCATTGCATTATCAATAACACGTTTTATCTCATCATATTGACCAATCTGTAATAAGTCTACAGACTTTATAATAGCTTCTTTAAGGACTTGATTTTTACAAAATATTGTAGTTTCATTTTTAACAAATTCAAGATCTGGTGCTTCTAAATTTTTTGTAACTTCACGCAATTCATCTATAATAGAATCTCGTAATAAATCAGTTGCTACATCTCCTAGTTTTATCTTTAAAACCTGCATCGATGGCATTAATTTATACTCGTAATAGTAATCTTTTATATGTTTAACAATCCATTGCTTTGCTTCTGTATCTAAAAGCTCGGGTTGAAGCATATCATATATTGTAACAGCAAATTTATGATCTACTAATAATGCAGTTATTATTTTCGTTTGGAAAACAGATCCATACTTTGTTAGTGAACTACTTATTGGCGGCATTATTTAATAGTAGTTCTAATTGGTTAAAACTATTTTGTAGCCAAACATCAGGATTCCTAATTGCATTTTCTATTGTATCTTCTAAAAACATTTTGTGAACCTTGTATTTTACTAATCTACCAGAGCCATCTCTAACTTGATCCTGAATAGATAATTTTGCATTTCCTGGGATGTCAACATCGTGAAGCTGCATTAGTTTGTAATTTCTTTCTAATAATTCTTTGAATTCAGTATATTTTGAAACATTTAAAAATTCCTCTAAATTAGGTATAATCTGATCTTTCAAAAATGGGAATTTCTTTCGAATTGTTTTAAGTGCCATTCCCTTAACACCATTAATATTATCAGATTTATCACCATCAATCATTCTATAGTAAATAAAATTTTCTGACTTTATTTCAAATTCTTCCTCTATTCTTTTTCTATCATAAAGTATCTTTCTTGTAGGCGACCAAACAGATATACGATTATTAACTAATTGATAAAAATCTTTATCAGTACTCATTATTGTTATTTGAGAGTCTCTTAAAATTTGTTTACCAATGTATGCAATAGCATCGTCTGCTTCTATATTCTCTATAGACATAAAAGTAACAGGTAAACATTTTAGATATTCAAGTAAACGTCTAAATTGTCTACGCATATTCTCCGATTCATTCTCATCGGATAGTCCTTCAATCCTATTAGGCCTCTTAAGCGGCTTTCTCCCGGCTTTGTATTCTGGATAAAGTTTTTTCCTTCTTACAGAACCACCCTTTCCATCAAAAACAATAATTGTTCTTGTTGGGCTAAGAGTTCGAATTGCTAATGCAATTGTTTGTAAAAAACCTACAATTCCACCGATATGTTGACCATCAGAATTGGTAGCAGGTGACGCAGCCCACGTTCTGATAAAATTATTTAAGCCATCAATTATCAGAACGTGGTCATTAACGCTATGTTCTTTTCTTACATGCTCACCAATCTGAGAAAGTATCTCTTTATATCTTTCACGCATCTTCATTGACTACTTCGTCTGTAAATTCAACATCATCGATGCCTCTCTTATCATCATACTTCAATATGTTAGCTTCACAGATTTTATCATAGAGATATTCTTTGAGTCCATCTATTTCTTCTAGCTTATCTTTGAAGTCTTTTGATAAGAATTTTACAGGAGTACCGTTGTAGTCAATAGTATACCAAGCTCCAGCACCTTGCGCTACCTTAATATTCTTAAGAGTTAGCAACCAGCCACCGGCGTCATCAATACCGCGATCAAAATACATCTCATAGTCTGATATTCGCAGTGGTGGTCCGATTCTGTTCTTGATAATTTTAGCGCGGCATTTATGTCCGATTACATTTGATTCTTTGTCCTTGATCATGCCCATATTTGATAATCGTATACGAGTTGAAGCGTGGAATGGTAGTGCCAAACCTCCGCTAGTCGTATATGGATCACCAAACATAACACCCAATTTCTGTCTCAATTGATTTGTAAACACAAGTGTTATTTTTTGTCTACCAATCATCTGTGTAATCTTACGCATTGCCTTAGAGATTATGATTGCTTTTGACGTAGCCCATCCATCTTTTTCATAATCAGCAGCCATCTCAACCTTAGTAGATGCACCAGCAAGACTATCAACCAGAATGGTTACATATTTTGTCTTGTCAGATTCTCTTACTTTAGTTATAATATCTTCGATTCCTTGAAATATATCTTCAACAGTTTCCATATGAAGATACAGGATATTCTTAGTATCAGCACCAATTGCATCTAGAAATTCCTTGCTAACGGAAGTTTCTGTATCAATATAAACTGCGATACCACCTTTTTTCTGTGTCTCAGCAAGAATGTGTGCTCCAAGCAGCGATTTTCCGGAAGCCTGAAGACCATTAATCTCCGTTATTCTTCCCACTGCTATTCCAGCATTCGGCTTGTTTGATATTGCTAAGTCAAGTAAAGATGATCCTGTAGATATGAAATCTTTAATATCAGTTGGCGTATCATCTGATCCATCTAAGAAAAATGCTACTTTTTGCCCTTTTACTTTCGAGTTTAGACTTTCAGCTAACTCACTAGCAAGGACATCACGTCTCTCGCTCATAGCGTTCTCCTTGTTTAAGAGTTAAATAGGTCGTCAAATGCTGAGGAAACGTCCTCAGTAGCAGCTTGGCTATTTATAGCTTTTGCAGGATCAGCAATATCCTTATCATCAATATCACTCTCAGAATGCAACCAAGCTTCAAGAGCTTTTTGTAAATCGTCATATTCTAATTCTGAATAAATATCTGTGATATTCTTTTGCGTTTCCTTAACTATACCCATAACTTTAGTGTTCTCTGTGAGAGGCGTCTGATTAGGTTTAACCCTAATATTCGTCATCGGAAAAGCACGTCCTGTTTCTTCACTGGTCTTAAACTCAACGACAATATCACGACCTTTTACTGGATCAGTGATGTCACCGTAGTCTGGATCAGCTATAACAGAAAGTAATTCCTGATACACCATTTTTCCGAAGCCCCAGAATTTTACACCTTCATTCTCCTCACCGCGAACGATGACAGGAGCGTAGGTACGCATCTTAGCTTCTATTTTCCTACCAAGTTTATAGTCTTCCTTATTGCCGGAAGTCTTTAACTTAGTTGCGAACTCCTCAATCGGATCTGGACGACCGAATGAGATAGGAGACAAATAATTCTTCTCGCCCATATCATAATGAAAATACAACTCAATAAATGGGTTGTCTTTATTAAATTTGTAAGGTACGATTCGAACTTGTGTCTTCCCTGGACTCGGTTTCCATAGATTTGAAGTTCTTGTGTTTGATTGTTGTAGTTGTGATAACCTGGATTTTATTACATTTAAGTCCATTGTCATTACTCCTTATTCATTAGTTATTTATTACAGAAATATATATTAGTTAATGTTGTCAAAAATTAGTTTTTTATTAAAAAAAAGAGCCCCGGCGGGAATGTATAAGTCATCATAATCCGACATTATATGGTAGATGGGCCGAGGCTCTTAAAGTTGGAAATTTTTGGGGATGTAGGACTTGCGATCACCTACAACTTCTAGCTCAGATTTGTCGAACCCTGTACCTAACACCTAAGAGTTACCTTAGTTCTTCTCAATAGTGGTTAGCTATCGTTGAAGCCAGCACAACCTGTTTGTCATTGCCTTATCTCTCTGAGTTTAGATTAATTCGGCCACAAGATGGGATTTCGGTGTTACCCTTACCCATAACAGGGTCAAAGAATCGCGTTCTTTTTAGTTTTCTAGAAGTACATTACGTATCGAATGTCTTCGAGACCTTTACCTACTCACCACATTCGGCAAGTGGTCAGTCACCACGACATTACGTTAGATTGTCTTATGGCCTCCTTCAGAAAACCATTATTCGACCAATCCCGTACCAGGACGATCAATCCCGGGTACTTTTCAAAATCTCAATTTTCAATAAGCTACGCGATTACTCGCGTAATAAAATATATATACTTCTAAATTCTCAAAGTGTGGTTTTTATATAACTTTTTTATACATCAACTATTTTGTATAACTTTGTGCTTACAATATTAAGACCTTTATCATTCGTTAGTAATAAACTATTCTTATATGATTCCCAATGTAAAGAATAGGACTTATCTAGCACACCATCATTTTCTTTTCTTATAGCTTCGTTCAATGCATTTATAGTGTATAGCGTATTTGTTTCTTTTTTGCGATGAATTGCCATCGTCTTTGAATTTTGTATAAAATCTTCTGTCTTCTCTACATTATACGTACATATTAAAGAATCTGGTTCATCCATATTTTCAAAAATATAAATCTTATTAAATACAACATTTGCTGCTAATCTAATAAGCTCAACTGTATCCTCAAAGTCATACTTACTACAAAAAGTACATAATAATTGTGTTTTCATTATATCAATCCTTCTAGTCTTGGGTCTATATTGTCTGGTATAGAATCAAAATATCTAACCTCTTCATGTTCATGACTTTTCTGTGGTATTACTGGCATCTTTAATCTTGATTGATAAATAAAGAATGCACCTCCTCTAGAATTTTTCTTAACTGCTAGTTCAGTGACTGGTGTATTTATATGACTTCCTTCTGCAACTACAAATATTGAAACCTCTTCAATTGTCTCTCTTATAGCAGCCTCTAGTGGCGTCTCACCGTGATCTACTTTACCTTTTGGTATTCCCCACCATTCTGTTTCTTTAACTAACACAACGCCAACGTCTGACTGTAGAACAATTCCAGCTGTATCATTACATCTTTCTTCCATCAATATATCCTTTAGTTTTATCACTACAATCTTTTAACCCAACTCAATACATCAGATAATCGTAATCCATTTCTTACCAATGTATCTACTTCTTCTGAATTCTTATATTTGCTATTCATAGCGTCTTCTAGCGTCTTGATCATTGCTTTTTTCATCTTAGAAGTAACATTAATTTTTTTATCTTTACCCCAACCATCAACACTTTCAGGAGGTCCAACTCCAACACCCATAAATCCAGAAGCGCCATATTGTGGCTTAAACTGATAATCTATAGTTGTAGCGCCACCTCGTCTTTCTTTTGCATATACAAAACTAACCTCAAACCCTCGAGCTGTTGAATTTTTATAAGCATCACCAACCTCTATATCATCATTAGTTAGCTTCTCAAATAATAGATCTTTTAACTTAATCACGATACGTCTTCAAATAAATCATCAATCATCCAATCTGGAAGATCTTTTGCATATTTTCTACCTCTTGGATCGTTAAGGAAATCATTTAAATCATCAGCATCTAAATCTACATCGCGAGCCGATTGATTTATTCTGTCGTGTAAAAACATAAGGGCTTTATAAAGTTTTTTATCATCTCTCTTGACATCATTGGCCATGTCCTTAAGCATCTTCATCAAATAATAACCACCAATCCCTCTTTTTTCTGTTAGTAAATCTTTTAATTTTATCATTAAAATACTCCTGATCCGTTTGGTCCTTTGTCAACTATAAATTGTGTGAACCAATTTTTTGATTTTGCTATTCTCTTAACAGCTTCATAAAAATCTTTCTTATTATAATGGCCTTTTCTAGCAAAGGCATTAGATAATTCTTCTAACTTCTCTTGTGTTAAATATATTCTCTTAGAAATTATATGATCCCATACCCTATGTGCGACCTTATCCCATTTCGCCTCTAATAATAAGTCTTTTAGTTTAATCATTACTTTTCTTTAAACTTAACGCCATTCTGACTTATTGCATAATATTCAAAATTTGATGAATCAGATGCAAGTATCTTCATTTTACCTGCCCTAAAAATTATCCATTTGTCAGCATTATTGGCACTCACAGTAAAAATCTCGTCCATTGCAGCTTGTATCCCAGCATTGAATCCTTCCCAACTCCTCACGTACTCTAATTTGCTCAAATAATTTTTTAAAAGTTCAAACCTATTTTGCTTAGTTTCTTTAAGTAGATCAATAGTAATTTGTTTTCCAGTACCCAAAGATGATGCAGGTGTCTTTGTTATAGCAAATCTTGCTACACTCTCATTCGAACCATAAAATCTAACTTCATTATAACCTGAGTCATCTATTCCAATCAATGAATTTGATGCTTTATAGAATTCATTAAAATCTTCCTGATCTTCTTTTTTAAACTCTCCCGTCACAATTTTTGGTGACACTTCAATAGACATTTTATGACCTGTCTCTTTATCTATTTTCGTCTTTGTAAAACCATTAACTCTTTTAAGGATTTTAGTTTTTAATGCAATTAATTTAGTTTTTGTTGTTGGGTCTGGAATAAGATCCCATGCCCCTACATTATCTGCTTTTTGTATAACCTTGACTGTCTCTAATATCTGACCCCAAAATGGAAACTTAGATACAGCAGCTTCTACTCCTGCTCTAATTGCTCCTGTAGAGCTAGAATAATCCTTTACTTCATATTTAGTCGATCCTGTCTGTAAATCATAGCTTTTGTTTCCGCCCTGTATTGATGAATTTTTGCATATTGCTGCTAAAAATATTTCTCCTTTTCCTGCACCTGCTGGTTTTAAATCCCAAAGATCGAAAGCTGCACCGCCACTATAGTTAATTTTACTTGTTGGTTCTGTATACTTCCATAAAAAATTTGTAAATTGATTAATTTTTTTATTATCAAATTTATTCAATGCATCTTTTGCATCAGTTTCAGGGATTCCTGAGGGTAAATTTGCGATAAAACCATCGAAATCTTTAAATTTCTTTCTCACTCTCAGAGATCTTGCAAAATTTAATCTTAACTCTTCATCTTTTAACCATGTATGTTTTTTCATAAAAGTCTGAGTATCTCTATCCTTCTTGTCTGTTTCATCCATAATAGCATCAAACAGTGCCTTATTTGCTTCCAAATATAAAACTGAATCAATGGTCTCAGTATCTAAATGTTTCTTAAGCTCTTCCCTAACTAAAAAAAGATGATTTGGATCTTCTAAATCGATCATTCCATTTGATGTTTGGTACGATGCGTTATCTACAGCATCACTTATAACTTTACTTATGTCCATTTACTCTCTCCGTAATATCTTTCATCGAACCATATCCTAATCCAGCCTTAATTTTAACTGGAAAGGAACCGTCCTGTAGAATTTCTTTTAACTCTAATACTGTT